GCAGTATAAATTGAAGAAGACTAAAAACCCCGAAGAAAAAAGCCAAGAAATTATTCGAGCCCTCAACTCTCTACGAAAAGGATAGAAAATGTCTACAGATCTTAATCTTACAAGCGAAGACCTCATAGTAATGAAGCACGGTGACAGATGCCCCGTCACCGCAGGGGCGACCCTAAGAAGCACAGGGTGGAAAGCGGGCTATTGGGTGAAGTATGTTGAAAATGAAAACAGTGCTTCTGAGTTCACCGTGGAACTCGCAGACGGTGTGTACGCTACGGGTTTTTTGATGTACGGCAGTGAAGATTACTCAAACGCAAGGCAAAGCAACTATAGGAACTTCACATCCTACCAGCAAAGAGGAGCCCTAGCATCTGCTTCAGGGGCATCTGTCTTGACCATGATTATGGGAGGCGGGAGATTTCTATTTTCTCAATTTGAGAGATTCAATCTTGACGTAAATGGAGACCGTACCATCCCTGCGAATTACGCTCTAAATGATAATCTTAAAGTGTCCGAGAATGGAGTTCTCTGCAACGACACGGACGCCCGTCTCCTAGCCAAAACGGGAGGGACTCTAGCTCTCCTTGTTGGGGTCTGTTGTAAAACTCCTGTGGATGGTAAATTAGGACTCGACCTGAAATTCTAAACCTATAATAGGTTTAGAAAGGAGACAAAATTGAGAAAATCACTACCAGGGATCGGGCATTGGCAAGAGTTCGACAAGATAAATACGACGTTAGAAGTAAATTACACCGTAAAGGTACTAGCTTCAATTCGAGGCGTGACTTATCGTCGAATTGAAGAAACGGAAACTAAAGGGATTTTCCACTTGAGGTTTTCTGTGAAGGGATACGGTGACTTTTTTTTGATGTATTCGGATTGCGACGAGGACTTCGCGAAGAAAGCAAAAAAGTCTTGGTCTGGCATCTTAAGTTATGTGGCCTCTCACCCCAATATCAGATGGGTGGACATTGAGTTCACACCCACTAATTCAATAATCAAGACTGTGATCTCACACTTAAGTAAGAAGTGAAATTAACGAAAACTCTCCAAGAAACACACTAACCTATGTGGGCATAAGATGAACAGAAAAGCAGGACACGTAAAAGATATAATCCTCGATGAGATCGAAAAGAGAGAAGATGAACTTAAAAGATATATACTAGTCAACACCGAATTGGAAGACCACCCTTTCTTCATAGAGCTTCTAGCAGGGAATTTAAAAACTGCCTATAGGAAAGCAAAGAGCTTTAACTTGAAGCAGGTGGTTGCCGAAATCGGACAAAGCGTAGAGGCCAAGCTTAAGGTTGCGAACGAGGCTCATGTAGTAGAAGAGATCCGACAGTACGCCATCAACAAAGGTCAAGACCGTCTGCAAAGCATGATTGATAGTATCATTACCAACCAAGCTAGACTCATGATCAAAGGAAATTGGAGTCGGCCGCGAGGTGTTAAGGGGTTCTCTAATCTTGTAACAACAGCTATCAAATTGTATCGAAAGGAACTCCCCCTCTCGTCACATATACCTAGTAGGGTTTCCCGCATCACCAAAACTAAGGTGGCTGAACATCTCTTGGATTGGTACTTCGACCAAATCGAAGAGAGAGTTGAAGACATGGGAGGGGTTTATGACATATTAGATATGTCAATCCTACTCAACCCTGATAGAGTCCTCCCTAAATCGCTAGAGGTTGGGGGGAGAAATTTATCTTATGAAGACTTCCTCAACCTCCTCCTAAAGGCGAGGAAGAAAATGCGGTTTGACCCAGATGTTTATCTCAACTATGACCCGCCCCCATCTGGAAGACGGGGCTACCTGAGAGCCCAAGTTCAGGTGACTACTACCGACGAAGACACACGGACGCCACTTTTACTCTCTTTTGATATTAAAAGCGACCAGAGAAGAAGTCTAGAAAAAGATATTGAGCGTGTTCTTCAAGCGGTCTCTATGAATACATAAGGGAACTACGAGAGATATAGTTGGAGAGATAGAACGTCAAAGACGTGGATCAGAAGAGTAAGTCAAATGGATTTGATCTGGTTCGTGATACGATTTGGAAAAACCAAGAAGTACCTCCGCCTAATGGTCTGCTCGTAAGGTTAAGACTCAGACCATCTAAAGAAACGGTCATCCTCTTTGTGTGTGATCCCCTTACGCTTCACTTTACCTGTCTTCTTGCCCCGCACGTAACGTTCTAAAGAAGTGAAGTGCCTCCGCTCTAGGTCAGATAGGTCATCAACTGTGATCTTTTCTTCAACCAAAAGCCAAAAACGACTCGCGGCTCGGGCTACCCAAAAGGCATCAGCTTGGTGGTTATTCCATCTCTTAGCCCCTTGACCTTCGGTAGCTTGCTTTGCGGCATCTACCATATCGCCTTTACCCATCTTCCAACCTTTGGGTCGATTAAGAAAAGCGGCGGCGTGGGCTTTGACTTGATTGGGTGAAAGATAAACCGTATCTACCTTTTCGAGCATGAGGGCTTCATTGCTATAGAGAAATAGACCATACATCCCTTCACTATAAAGGTCATTGAAGATAGGGGACTCAATACCTACCCTCATCGCATCATTCGGATATTTCTCTCTTATCTCTCGAATCAGTTCTTTCAATCCATCCCTAAGGTACATGTACCTTGTTACAAAGACTTCAGAAGCCTCTGTCTTCATTGTTCCTTTGTCGAGGAAGCTCCCGTCATCGCGGATAAGCGTCCAGCCGAAGTTCCTTAGACTTGGGTCTAGTCCTAGTATCATATCAACCTCTCTGTTTTTATGGGCAATAGTTCATTTATAAGATAAAGTTCCTACACTGCAAGAAAAGGAGCTTCGATATGTCTGAGAAAGATATGGGTCTATTACCAATAATGTCACCTTTGTTCAATCTCAGGGAGACCTGCAAACAGATGTCTCTCCTCGAAGACCATTTGAATAATGTCAGGAAGAGATGCCCTGATTGTATCAGAAAGCACTTCCTTACGATAGAGGCACTGTTTGAAGAAGCAGTTTCTCTCGACAAAGACCGTGAGTACGCGGAAATTCTTGATGGGAAAGCTCAAGATATCAGGGACTTGCAGGGGTCTTGGTTAGATGACGACAGTGACGAGAACTATCTCCTCGTCGCTCAAGCTCTCCGAGCTATCCGCAAGGAGTTTGCCCCGCTGTGTTTTGATGTCAGGAAACTTGCTAGGGTTGAGAGACTAAGTTCACAGCGACATTTTTGTAGTGGGTATAGTGGTGTTTCTTTTTCTAACCTCAGAGATCTCGCGAAGAGAGCCACTAAAAGTGAAGTGGAAAAAGAAGATGAGGCAATCGCTTCCCTTGTTCGCAGGGACCCAAAGAAGAAACCGCCGAGAAAAGATCTTAGGGAGAATCGGTACAACACAGGCGACCGTGACCTTGAAGGCTTGGGGCGAGGTGACGGCGGAGACCCTCACCTTTCTAGGAGAGACAGGAAGATGAGTAGTCGAAGGTATCTCTGAGGAGTAAAATATGAATCCGTATCGAAATATACTTACAGAGCTGAGAGAATCTCAAAATTTACTTAGTGAGGTAACTGCTATCCTGAAGACATCTGCTTCTAAGGGGGACATAGCCAAAGCGAGAGAATCGTTAAAAAATAAAAGCTACAAAGACCCCGATAGCGGTAAGAGCATCTCTTTCAGCACGGCGTACAATAGAAGTGTCCCTCAGGCCCAGAAAGATTACGCAAAGGCATTGAAGTCGTTGCCTTCGGATAAAAAAAAAGAGGATGACGACGACAACCCCCTTGACGACCTTAACGAGGAGCAACTCGACTTACTTGAACGTGTTTCTAAAGGGCGTGATGTCTCGAACATGTCCCTCGTTGAAGAGAGGGTGCTTAGAGAGTCTTTAGCTATCCTCCTAGAGTCTCAGGACGAACTCGAAAAGGAGGGTGAGCCAGAGCCCCCTAAGAAAGCGGAGCGTAAGAAGAAACGTAAGTACGTGAAGAAGGTCAAAGAGAAGGTCAAAGAGAAGGTCAAAAAAGAGATCAAGCCTCAAGACGACGACGACCTTGAGTTCATTGACATTGATGAACTTATTGACGTTGAGGAGTTATCTGAAGTGCATTCAGATGACGCCAACCCCCTTTCTTCTGCCCTAGATAAGAAAGATAAGAGCAGGAGGAAGTTCGTTCAACAGGAACTGCTGAAGGAAGATGAGAAAGCGGAAAAGAGCAGGGACTCAATTCTGGACACTTTAACCCAATCTATTGACACGATCTCCATTAAGGCCAATGAGGATCTGGAGAGTCAAATAAAAGAGCTCAAAGAAGACCTGAGTAAATCTGGGATATCTGAGTCCAAGAAGAGAGAAATAGAAGACTCGATAGAAGATCTTCAAGACCAGAAAGATATCTTAACCCTTAACATTAAAAGCACTCAAGAGGGTTACCGTAAAGCTCTCACAGAGGCGGTTAAGGACATCCCTGATTTCGACGCGGAGCAGTCTAAGGAGCTATCTGAATCCTATTCGTCAATGGGAGCGGATTTAATATCGAAGGTTGAAGATCCCGCAGAGCTCAACACTTACATAGAAGACCAGATCAGCGAGCTGGAGTCTATAAGCAAAGATGACCCCGACTACCCTAAGTCACTAGGGAAGCTCTTAGCTCTCAAAGCTATGAAAGAGGAAGTAGTAGAGAACCCCACTTTCGGCTTCTCCCCCCCTCGGCTCAATGCAGATCCTGTGTTCTTAGAAGAATATAAGAGGGAAGTTGGATCTCAGCAGAGGAGTAAGTTCAACTCTTTCAGCAAAGAGCAGAGAGATGTCGCTGCAAAGAAGCTGTCGGCACAGAAGGAAGACCTTATTGATATCCTAGAGAGTCCTTCTTCCACAGACGCGGAGAAAAAGGAGGCAGAGAGGCAGATGATGATCGTTCGAGAATCAGAGTCTGCTCTAAACACTGTCCGCCTACTCAATGAAGAAGAGCCTTTGGACGGATTCTCTCCTGTAGACAAGGATCTTCTTGAGCTTGCTAAGGAGAATGAAGGTGTAGTGGAGCTGGTCTCTAATGTATCAAGATCCGACCTTTCAAATGAAGAGATGAGGCAGGTTGTAGAGAACAATCTGAGGGAGTTGCCTGAGGATCAGTGGTTAAAAGTTCTAGGGGCGGGAGATAATAACGCGTTGAGGCCCAGTGATAACCCTTATTCAGGCTATAAGGATACTTTCAACAGCAACTACTGCCCTAACACCCCATCTAACGTAGCGGCGGGCGTAGCGGGTGAAAAACTCGACGATATGTCTAAGTGTCCAAACCCTGTCACGGACTCATTGAAAAACTCTTTGAGGGACTCTTTAACAAAGAACTTCTTGGATGTGCAGACTTCCTTCCAAGCCCTGAAGTCAAAAAAGAAGAAAAGACCCGCTCGAAAGAACAAAGAGCTGGCTGACGTACTCAAGAAGAACAAGGACGAATTCTTTAGCGTCTTGCTCGATAGTAAACATAAAGACGGGACGCGAGTTACAAAGGAAGAGAAGGAAGAGTATAGAAACTTTTTCTTCACTGAGTTGAGAGCTCTCAACTTGAAAAACTTGAAAACGCAAGGTTACCCTATCAATGGAATCGAGGACATCATGCGTAAGATGAACAGGATACGAGGACTAGAGGGCAAGAAGAAGCTTGAAGAAATAGAAGCCCTGAAAAAACTCATGTCCGACATGATGGACTTGAACCCACCAGCTAAGAAGGCATCTATTTTTAATAAACCTTTTATTGAAGGTCGTAATAGTTGCGGAGGTGTTTCAATGCACAAAAAATCAACTGTCTATATAGACTATCAAGAAAGAGCGAAGTCTTTCAAGAAGGGTATGCGTGTGTATACCTTCTGGGAAGGGAACTCTAGCCAGCCTGGTGTAGTCGTAGCAGTTTACCCCGCTATCGGTATGGTGGACGTGGGTTATCCTCACGGCACGAAAAGGCAACCCGTAGAAGAACTTATTATAGATACCTCTAATGACGCGAAGATATTGAATAAAGGCGATTCCCTGAACGGGGAGTCAGAGGCAGTGCCTGTTACTACCAGGCTTGCTAAGACAGTAGCCTCTAAGCATGTGAAGAAAGCTATCTATTGGGCTCAACGCGGTCGAAAGTACAGGCTCTGTAAAGGGGAAGACCCTAAGATGCCGAATTGCCCTCGTTGCAGGACGCAGATGAACCGTTCTATATACAAAAGAAGAGATGGAGTAAGTGATAAATTGTTCGCTTGCAGAAACTGTCTCTTTATCATCAAAACCACAGATGTTGAAGGAGTCTAAAGATGGCATTCTTACGATATGCAAGAGCTAATGTAGTAACTCCTCAACTCGGGGGTTCTGAATGGGACAAGATCAGGGTAGCTTCTGGTTCAAAGCAGATGAATAGGTCTCTTAAAGCAAAGGCGGAAGATATACTTGGTGAAGAATTCACCCCTGACAAGTATCTACTTACCCATGCAACTATCGTCTGTTCCGTAGATGCCATCACACCCCCAAACACCAAAACAGGGTCTATTAAAGAGGGTGGCGTTACTATCAATAGAAAGTACGCTGACTTTCGTATTTCTAAAGACACAGATAAGTTCATCAATAACAACCTAGACTCATGGTCAAGAGGTGTTATTAAGAAGTCGTACCAGACCTTCATCGGAGCTCATAACTTTGTCGAACACGTTCAGGTTGAAGAGCTGTCTAAAGGTAAGATTATAGACGCTGTACTTAGAGACATAGGCGACTCTTTATATGTAGACATCCTTGTGGCAACAAACAAGAAGCACAAAGACCTCATTGAGCAGATTGTCTCTGGCAAAATGAATTCTATGTCAATGGGTTGCTCTGTGGACTTTACTATCTGCACTAAATGTGGACACGTAGCCGCAGATGAGCCTGAAATGTGCTCTCACGTCAAATACGAGAAGGGTAACACCTTCTTCGATGAACAAGGTGTGAAACACAGGGTTGCAGAGCTATGTGGACACGAAGATATCGGGGAAACTGCAGGTGTCACTTTCATTGAAGCTTCTTGGGTTGCAACTCCTGCTTTCCCTGGTGCGGTGGCAAGGAATACTTTAGATATTCCTGAAAAGTGGCTGGAAAAAAAAGCTAGCCTTATAACCGCCGCTTTCGGAGTGGACGAAGATAGCGAAGAAGGCGAAGGGGGTCAGGATAAAGCTCCCTCAGATGGCCTCCTAAAAAAGTTAGATGCTGTCTACGAAGAAGCTGTTATCGACAGATTCAAGAAGAAGCTGGAAACTGAGATCAAGAAAGAAAAGTCTCAGTTAGCTCTACACCCCCCCATCAGCAAATCTACCGTTGAGCAGAACGACACCATCATTAAAGAAGGTGGCTCTATCAACACGGAAGATTATCTCAAAGCATTAGGCCTCTCCATAAGAACTGCTAATTCAGAGCAAGAGGCGGTCTTTAACATAGCTTTGGTCAACAACCACTTCGGTGTCAATGTACCCTCTAGTGTCTATAAGGTCGCTAGTAAGATAGGGAACGCCGAAAACTATTCCTCTGTGGAAGACTTTCTGAAGAAAGCTTCAGAGGTGTATGGTAAAACACTATCAGAAAAAGAGTCTTTCGCTCTTATTCGAATCTCAAAACTTTTATCCCTTAACAGTTTCGGGCAGAGATAAAGTCTTGCCCTTGAACCAATGAAAGGAGTACCTATGTCTAGGTATACTCGTTCTAAGTCTCAGAGGTCTTCTTCTGCCCGAAGGAACCTCCGTTCACGCCGTGCTAACTCAGCTATCCCAGGTTATGACAACCTCGGCTGGGAAGATTTCGGCCACCCCGCTTCAGCAGACCAGCCTAGTCTTGAGGACTATGGAATCGAATCCGATTTCGGTGAGGGTGTACGCAAAGGTCCTTACGGCGACAGTCCTGCACCAGCTTCTTACGGATGGGAGCCAGATCATCCCGCTTCAAGAAGTGCTAGCCTCCGTGACCGAAAGCTCCGTAAAGCTATGGAGCGTAAGGCTGCCAAGTGCATCAAGATTGCTGAGTCTCGTCTCGGCAAGTCTGCGTCTCAGCGTGAGATTGAAGACCTCGCACTCCGCTTCATGGATCTCCCAAATAAGGCGGTTAACACTCGCGTAGCTAGCCTCGACCTCCATATGGGTATGGAAGATCTCGATGCCGATGAAGACGACATCATGGGCATGGAAGACCATATGGGTATGGAAGACCATATGGGTATGGACGACCATATGAGTATGGAAGATCATATGGGTATGGAAGATCTCGATGCTGATGAAGACGACATCATGGCAATGATGGACGATCATATGGGTATGGACGACTTCGATGCTGATGAAGACGACATCATGGGTATGGAAGACCATATGGGTATGGACGACTTCGATGCTGATGAAGACGACATCATGGCAATGATGGACGACCATATGGGTGAGGATCTCGATGCTGATGAAGACGACATCATGGCAATGATGGACGACCATATGGGTATGGAAGACCATATGGGTATGGAAGACCATATGGGTATGGAAGACCATATGGGTATGGAAGACTTCGATGCAGACGAGGACGACATCATGGCAATGATGGACGAACCTGTGGCACATGGCATCTTTGACGAGTATGACCTCGACATGGATGGGATGATCAGCCCAGAAGAGTTCGGAGGTTCAGCGGACGCTTTCAACGCTATGGACAGCGACCTCGACGGCTTCCTCTCTAGGGAAGAAGCTTCTGTCGGACTCGGTGACTCTTTTGGAGAAGAAGCCGCTGAAGTCCTCGCAGAGGAAGTGACTATGCTTAAAGCCGCGAATGCTCGCCTCTCACGTAAAGTCCGCAGTCTCTCTGTTCGCATGGCATCTCAGGAAGAAGCATCTGAAGAGGAAGCTGAAGAGAAAGCTGAAGAGAAAGCTGAAGAGAAAGAGACCTCAAAGAAGAAGGCAAGCACTTCTCGTCGTATTGCCCGCATCGAGAGACTTGCTAATGCTCTCTCTGATTACATGGCTGAGATGGAGCGTCAGGCATCTGAGGAAGAGGCTTCTGAAGAAGAAGCATCTGAGGAAGAAGCTGAAGAGAAAGAGACTTCAAAGAAGAAGGCTAAGGAAGAAGAGGCATCTGAGGAAGAGGCTTCTGAAGAAGAAGCCGAAGAGAAGGAGACTTCAAAGAAGGCTTACCACTCAATGGCTGACGTTCTCGCCGACCTTGAGATAGAAGCAGACGAAGAAGAGATCGTCGCAGAAGATCCTATGGGTCTTGATGCGTCAGACCTTGGCATGATCGACCCTAAGCTTGCTTCAATCTTCACCGCTTCTGACGAAGATGACGAAGATGACGAAGATGCCGACGAGACAGAAGATGGCGATAGCGAGGAGAAGGAGACTTCAAAGAAGGCCTCTTACCGACCAAGCAAGAGAACTCGTCAAGCTTCTGTGAAGACACTCGGTAACATCAGCCGTGAGGCATCTAGCTCAGACGAGCTCTCTAAGCTCTGGGAATCAGCCCCAGACGTTTCTAAGTTCTTCGGGTGATTTTTTAATAACTCGTTTATTGAACTTGTATAACCATGCAACTTGGGTGTTAGGGCAACCTACCACCCTATTCTAACAAACACACTACTCACTTGATTACAGTGAGTATGAGCAAACACATAGGAGATTAACTATGGCTCTACTTGGACAAGCAAGTGGTGGGTTCACTGAGAGCAGTTCTGCACTCCGTATTCTGCACGTCGGTGTTCGTAACACCCTCGGTCAGCTTACTGCAGACAGTTTCACTCAGACTAACCCTCCTGTAACGACCGATACAGATCGCATTAGTACTTCTGCAGGTATGCAGACCAACGTTCTTGGTGTACTTAGCGGGTCAATCGCATTCACTAGGTCTGATGAGGGTGTAAACTTTCACGGTGGACCTACCGCAGTCAACCCCGCAACTGAGCGTGTACTCGGTGTTTTCATTAACAATGCTTCTGGCAATGCTTTTGAGAACCAACCTGGCGTAGCAAGCAACAGGGGACCTTATGTTTCTGCACAGGGTTCTTACGCGAACAGCCTCTATGAGACATCTCGCACTGACGCGGACCAAGCTATCACCTACAGTGCTGGCGACAGCCTCAGAGCTTCTGTCAACGGTTATCTCACTAACGATGCAAACGAGAGAGCTAGTGATACGATTGAGATCGCTATCCTCAAAATTGCCCCAGACTCTAACTCAGACGAGTTGGTTTACGATCAACGCATCTGATTCTAGGAAAGGACGTATAAAATGAGTAACACAGTTGACAATAGCGTAAAACAGAAGATCATCAGCGACTACATCAAGACCCCTCAGGGTCGTGCGAAGCTCGCGGCTTCTATGACACAGCCACTCCGCCTTCGTCGTGACTATACGAGTGTTGGTCGTAAGACCTTCCTCGTTGAGCAACTCCCAGACGGAGCGTTGCCGATTTATGACAAAGATCCAGACGTGACTGCATTTGTAGTTGGTGAAGAGGGTGAGAACATCCTCGCTATCACTAAGCCTCGTCGTGTGATTTTCCCACTCTTCGAGATCGCATCTAACCCTGAGATCCCACTCACGCAGATTAAAGAGCGTCGCTTCGACCTCATCGAGCGTGCTCAGGATCTCGCTAGGGCTCAGATTCAGGCTGCTGAGGACGAGCGTGTATTCGCGATTCTCGACGCAGTCGCGGCTAACGGCTTCGATAGCGTTGCAGGTCAGACTAACGCTGACATCCCTGTCATCGCCCCTCTTAACGGTGCTGTTCTTGCTGATGCATACAGCCTCATCGAGCGTCACGACCTCCGCGTTGCTCGCATCTTCATGAATGCTCGTGACTATGCTGACATCCGTAAGTTCGGTCGTGACATCCTCGACATCGAGTCACAGGCTTCACTCCTCAAGACAGGCCTTCAGGCTACTCTTTGGGGTGCTCAGATCATCACTAGTCGTCTCGTACCTGTCGGTACTGTCTACGCTACCTGTGAGCCTGAGATGTTCGGACGTATCCCTGTTCGTACTGAGCTTACCGTTCTCTCTGCTGATGACCCGAAGGCTCGTACCATCGGTTTCTCATGCTTCGAGAATCTCGGTATTGGTGCATACAACCCACGCGGTCTTGCACGACTCACTGTCACTCGCTAATACCTAGTATTTAGCTTGCGACAAGCCCCTCTGTCTCGGAGGGGTCTAGTCAAGAAGAAACCCTGTCTTCCGAATGGAGGATGGGGTTTTTTTTTATTTCTCCCACATTCTAAATTGATAACACAGTTATATCACAGAAACATAGACAGGAGAATTATGTATATAGATTGGTCAAATATGCTAGAGAAAGCAAATCTAGTGAAACTAAGACTACACTTCGACCTCATGTATGCCCTAGAGACACTAAATGAAAACCCGAGATACGTACATGGAGACGAGCTCCGTTACGCAATCATGCGAGGGAAAGACCGATTAAGCCAAGTATCAGGGCAGGATGGAGTTCTTTTAACAGAGATCGTATCTGCACTTGAAGCAGAGATGAGAAAAAGAGTCTCTCAAGGTAAGCGACAACCATCACGTTAAGTGAAGCTCTAAGGCACTTTCAGAGCCCCTTACCCTCAAATGTCATTAAACATGACTTACACCCGACAGGACACAAAGTTGTAACAGGTCAGGTGCGAACACTAAAACAGGAGAAGTTAAGATGAAACTAACACCAAGAGATAAAAGTGTAGTCCGTTCTTTCCTCAATAGGGATGAGCTGACATACTACGGATCTAAAAAACTCATGACGGACGGCAAGGGGTTAATCGCATACCCGACCGCACCTCTACCTATAGCAGGATGGGAGCGTTTTAACATCAGATTGCAAGACACGTCAAAGTCTGAAGAGGTTATTGTGAGATACCTCACAAAAGAGGCTCATCAGCGAGGTATCCGAGTCTTTGACGCTTTCGGCAAAGAGAAGAAGCCAAAAGAAATTACTCTCACACCTAAAGACAAGAAGGTCATCGAGTCTTTTATCGCAAAGAGGCCTGCACGGTCTAGGAAGCTTGAGTCTTACGGACATTCCCTTGAGTGCTTGCTGACTAGTAGGGTATTATTCCAACATGACGTGACAGGGGACTTTGTGGTTAGAGATCGGAAGTCTCAACGGGATTCCGCGATTCACAGGTGGCATGATACTGTTTTTTCCTATCTCAAGAAGAAGAGTAGGAAGGACACAATCCTCGCAGAAAACTATAAAAACCTCGCTGAATACATGAAGGACATCTTAAGAGAGAAGACCATTGAGTTCAATGAAGTGAGAAGTATAGATAGGAAGCCTAGCGAGAGGCATATCCAAGAGGTCTGGGAGTCTGGTTTGATTGATGAAGAGATCCGTAGGGTGGACGAGGCTATCTCTGACTATCAGCACATGACAGACGTAGGGTTTCAAGACTAATGCATGGTTTAAGACCTCCTAAACTAACGCAAAGAGACAAGAGTGTGATCCAAGCCTTTGTGGATAAGAGGCAGCTTTATTCCAAAAAGCTACTTTCAAACAGCGAAACACTTGAGTGTAAAGTGACCAACCAAGTGCTCTTCTATTGGGGAGAAGAGGGCAAAGTTAAATGGAATAGTTGGGTTTTTAGTCACTTAGATTTCTCTGACTTGTGGCTACGGCATGTATCAAACTATGTCTGTAACAGGTATGGCGACATACTATAATAGTTTATCTATCCTCAGCTTTCTCTACACCAACAAAGGAGAAATGCTATGGACAGGATTGAACAGATAACTAGACAGTTCCTCCGTGAGAAGAAAGCCGCCGACTTCTTGGCAGAAGACAGGGAAGCAGGGGGGCATCGACCTGGTTCTTACATGAGCAGGCAGAACCTCGCACATATGTTGAATCAGGTCATTTCTATCTGCCAGCAAATGGGGCATGAGGAAGAGCTTGAAGATTGGGTTGAGGACAAGATATCTCACGCCCATGCCGCTCTTTCAGATGTCGCGAGATATATTGAATATGGAGACCGCGAACCTTCTTTAAAAATGGCAGAAGACGGCCTAGTCGCGAGTGAAGACGAGAGAATGGCTCACCGAACTTGGACGAAGAAGCAGTGGGAAGAACACCTTGAGAAGTATCCTGAGATGGCCTACTACCAAGGAACTTACAATAGAGGTAAGTTTAACCCCGCCAAAGCTAAAAAGAACATTAAAGAGTTCGGCCTTGAGAAGGAAATAGATGCAGGTAAATTTAAGCCTAAAAAGAAAGCGAGATGGAGATGAACTCAGCTACTAGAGTAGCTTCTGCTCACATGAGAAAAGAAGCCGCAAGTGGTCTCTTTGGGTTCACCAAATCTATCCAGAGAGAGGGTGAGTCAGCCATCAAGAGGGTAAAGAAGCAGGCGGAGAAGATCTCCACACAGCTTGAAAAGAGACATCCTGAAGCAGGGGTCTATTTAACTTTGAGATGCACCAAAGCGGGTTGTGTTCCTTCTAAGGCATTAGCTAAGGTATGTATCTTCAACCGACCCCAAACTAGGGTCTTGAAAGGCCCTATGGGATTTAAGCCATCT